CCATGCATTGCTTCTGCGTCTTGTGCAGCCTCAAATGTCCAGCGAGCGCTTAGACGTCTTGTCTTAGCTTCTACTGTTTCCTTGAGGATCTGGATGCTCATCTTACGACCTGGTGTACCTTCAGCTGCTGCTGTAGCATCTGGGGAACCTGCATAAGTTGAAGCTAGTAGGAATGGGCTTAGAGCCTCATCACCAGCTGTTGCACCACCACCTGTCTCTGCGTAACGAACGCGGAGAGTGTGAATCTGGCCTACTGGGCCAGTCATTGGCTGTACGCCAACTAGTTCGTTAGCGATAACGCTTGGCATTACGCGACGAATTAATGGTAACATTACCTTGTTTAATGTTGCTACTGAACCAGCTCCGGTTGCACCTGCTGTTGCGGCCTCTGACAAATATTTTTTAGTATTTTCGAGGACCACGTTTAGAGACTGCTTGCGATTACCGCTTAAGCCTTCTAATAGTGCTTCCTTAGTAGCTGACCAGTTGCTTTCAAATAAATTTGCCATCTCTTAACTCCTATTATCTTGAAAGTCCGGCTAGTTTGCGGATTTGTTCTAATTCAACGACATCCGCGTTGTCATCGGCTTCTGCTGAAACAACAGTTGCCTTTTTATCACCAGTGTGTTCTTTTGTAACAACTGATTCGTTTAATGCTTTTCTTACTCTTGGTGTTTCGCCGTCGAGTACGCTTGGAAGATACTTGTTAAAGGCTTCTTCTAGCTTCTCTGTCTTAACAGACTCGAGCAAGTCTTGCATAATTTCTTTCTTCTCTTTGCCTAGTGGGCGCATTAGTGATTCTAGTTTCTCTTTACGAGCATACTTGTCCTCAGCAACACGTAGTTTGCTTTCTGTTAGCTTAACTGCTTCCTCGCGGGCAGCAATCTGTGCTACAGATTCAGCAAGTTTCTTTTCCACTTCGGCTAACTGCTTTTGAACTTTTTTGATTTCTTTTGCTTCGTTTAAGTGGCTTGAGCCAAATTCACTTGCAAATGCTTCAAAAATTCTACGTCCAAAATCGTTCTCGCGAGCCGCTGTGATGTCATCACGGAATGTTTTGACTTCTTCGCTGATAACCTTATTAATGGTTTTCTCGACTGTGTCAGCAGCCTTACGAATAAAGTCTTTCTTAGCTTCAACAAGCTGACGCTTGCCTTCGCGTACCATTTTGACCTTCTGCTCAACAAGTGCTTTCTTGTCTTCGTGGAACTCTTTGAGTTCTTCTGCTAGCTGTTCTGTAACAAAGCTGTCTAGCTTTGCAACGTGTTCAGCTACACGACTACGGTCTGCACGTAATTCCTTGACTTCTTTAGCAACCATTTTGGTTACAAAGCTGTCAAGTAGTTTTGCGTGTTCACGTACGGCTTTGCGATACTTAACTCTTTCTTCTGCGAGTGCTTTCTTGTCCTCAGCTAGTTCTGCAACTTCAGCTTCAACTTTTGATGTGATAAAGTTATCAACAGCTTCTACGATTTGATTTTTGTCATGCTCGTAACGCTGTGCAAACTCTTCACGAAGTTCTGCTGTTAGTTCTTCTCTAGCTTCGGCAAGGCGTGACTCCCAGGCTTCTTGAATGGTTGAACGAGCTTCTTCCGATAGCCCTGCACCTTCAAGCAATTCGTTAAATGTCACTGCCATAGTAGGTCTCCTACTTACCTTAGTTTTAGTTCATGAATCAAGCCAGTGATAGCTTTCATCAAATGCTTTTCTGCACTTTTATCGTGTGTGACAGCGGAAGCTACTCTGTGAATAGCTTCGCCGCCTCTCATGTTGAATAAACTCTCATAGATTGTCTTTGGATATGCATCTGGCGCACTGGGCTGGGCCACAATGTCAACAGTAACAATGTCAAAGTCAGATACACGACCTGATTCATTAACATTACCACTACCACGACTACTAACGCCCAGTTTTGCTCCTGCCTTTAATAAAGCTCTCGCAATATTTCCCATTGGTGTTTCTATGATTTTTAATTTACCCATACCGTTTGAACCGTCGCAATGCATATCTGTAATGATATGACTTACGCGGTCCAAATTGATTTGGAGCTCTTCTGGATGGTCTAATTCGCCCAACACAGTTTCGCCCTTACTTAATCTAGTACGAACGCTTTCAACGGCACGTTGAATTTCATTTTTTGGATATACACGACCGTTTTGGTTTTGTACATCGCCCTGAATGAAAAGTCCTGCCATAAACAGTTCTTTGCCATCTTCGGATTCCATTAGCTTTAGACCAGCGTGGTCTGCTGCCATGTATTCGTAAAGTTTACGTGCCATTGTTAGCTACTCCTACAATTATGCCTTAGGTACGTTTACCTTGGCTGGCTTAATGCCAATATTGCTTGTAGGTGTGTGATCTTTTGCTTTGTTAGCGCCTTTGTCGCCTTCGCCGCCATCTTTAGCCTTTACAGGAGCGCCGGTTTCCCAACCTGCCTTGTGCTTGGCTACTGGTGATGTGCCGTTTGATGCGTCAGCAGCTGGAGCCTTTGGAGCAGCAACCTTGTCTTGTAGCTTTGTAGCTTCTTCAACAACTTCGCTGTCTTCGTCAACTTCTTCGTCGAGATCATACTCAACTGAATCCATCATGTCTTCTTCGCCAGCTTCCATGTCTGCTGCTTCAGCGTCGTCCATGCCCATATCGGCACCTTCTTCGCCTTCGTCACCAGCCATTAGCTTTTCGAATTCTGCACGTAGGTCTTCAAGCTCTGCTTCTAGGTCGTCAACCTTATCTTCTAGGTCTTCGTCGCCTTCTTCTTCGCCTTCGCCTTCTTCACCGGCTTCTTCGCCTTCTTCTTCGTCACCTTCTTCGCTTAATCCAGCTTCGTCGGCTTCGATCTCGCTTTCATCAGCGAGGATATCTGTTTCAAAGTCATTGCTTTGATCAATTGTTTCTTCAACAGCTTCTTCATCTTCGCTGTCTACTGTTTCTTCAACTTCTTCTTCAGACTCATCAAGAACACGCTCATATTCAGCGCGGGCTTTAGAAACTACATACTCATGTAGCATTTCTTCAGCTTTCTCGTTTTGTTCAGAAAGAAGGAGTTCTAGAATCTGTTCTAGTTTAGCACGTGATTCTGACATTGTGGCCTCCTAAAGTCATTGTATACTCGCAGATACGGTTGTACCAATATCTGCTTACATTAGTACTTATAAATGTGTGGAGTTTTATATGTTAAAAAGGTGTCTTTTTGACTCAAAATCTGTCTTTTTGAGTGGTAACAGGTATTTAGTGCAGTATATGATGTAGTTTAATACTGTTTTATGTTTATAGTCCTGCTTCTTGTGTTGGTGTAGCGTACATTACTCGCACAAACTTATTATGCTCAATTTCTTCAGCTTTTTTGATTTCTCTAACTTTTCTAAGTTTGTTTAGCTGCTCTAAAGTGAGTTTTGGCTTACGTGTGTCGCCCTTGTTACGGCGCTGCCAAGCATCATCTTCGGGGCTATAAAATTCATCTATTCTCATTATACCGCTCCACCCGGTGGAGTAACTGGTCCTCCAGGTGGTGTTACTCCACCTGCTTCAGGTGCTTCTGCGCCTGGTGTTGGAACCTCAATGTTACTCAAATCTGGTTCTATATTAGTATTTACCATTGATTCTGGTTCTGGTCTAATACCCATATTCTTAAGATTAAGTTCTTGATCTTTGTCAACAAACTTTTCATAAGCATTTTCAGCACGCCATAGTGCTTCGTTATCCTTCATTTCATCTTCAGAAAGACCTAGATACTTCTTAAGTTTAAACTGATTTGAAAGATATGGAATACCTTGTACTTGTGAGAATAAAGCCGCACGTTCCGCATCTAATTGTAAGTCTCTATAGCTGCTAAAGTTCATCGGAGGCGTAAATTTAACAGAAAACTCACTTGGGTCAATTTCAATACCGCGATGCTTTAAGAATAGTTTAAATTCAAAATCTAAATCTTCTTGAATTTGTTTCTGTAAACGTTCTACATAACGAGCAAAGCGATATTCTTGGATATATGCAATACCTACTTTACCATCGTTATACATTGCACTACCATCGTCTGGTCCTGTTGGCAAATAGCTTGCTGGGATACGTAAACCACGTAGTAGCTTGTTGTTAAAATAACGTAAGTCGTCAATTTGACCTAGGTTTTCACCGCCTGGCAGTGTATCAACTTTTGAACCGCGGCCATCTGCTGTTTGAGCAAAGAAGTAATCTTCTAGCATACTCATAGGATTGTATGCTGCATCTCCTACACTGCCACCTTTGCCGTTCTTATTAGGTACACGCTTTTGTTGTACTTCGTATTTTACCTGCTCTAGATATTGTCTAGCACGGTGTGGAGGCATGTTACCTACGTCAATAAAGAACACACGGCGTTCTGGCGCACGGTGTACACGATAGATAATAATACTATCTTCTAGCAGTTCTTTTTGCTTGAATACTTTAAAAATTGGCTCTAGGATACTTACGCCAAACGGCCAAGCATTGTCCATACCTTCTGTCAAACTAATATGTACAACATGCTTTGCATCGATTGGCGAACCTTGATCAACACCGCTAATAGCACCTGTTAAGTAATTGCTGGTACTGGTAGCAACACTGCTCATTACACCAGTTAATCCTTGACCGCTGCCGTAAGGACGAGCATGTAATGCTGCTGCACTGGTAGCAGCAAGCTCTTGCATATTTGGATCTAGGTTCTTAACAAAATATGCTTCAATCTTTTTGCCTTCACTTTCATTGACAATTACTTTTTCAATGTTAGCTGGATCAACCCAATACAATTCATATGTTTCTGGATCTCGAATGAAGAACTGGTCACCATACTTTACGGTACTGCGGAAAATACGGAAAGCACGTTTTTGTAATTGATTTAGATTACACCACTGTGTAAGAGTCTTTAATAGAATTTTTTGTTCTGTATCGCTGGGTGTACCGTTATACTCAATCTGTACAGGTAAGCCGGTACCTTCATCTTCTTGAGTACCAAATTCAGCAATAGTGTCTAGAGCAGCATTAATTTCTAAGTCTTGATCCATTTGATCGTATTGAATATAACGCATCAAACGGTTTGGAGAGCCTGCATATACTTCTGGTAGCCAACTACTGTATCTGCTAGTAGCACTCATGCCGTAGTGGCTGCTACTACCAGTCTTAGGCTGCACGTTTAACGGCAGACCAGTATTATCTACAGGTGTAAAATGTTTTCTCCAGCTCATAGCACTCTCTTTTAATAATTAACTATTTATCTATTACTTAGCATTCAAAAGTTAATTATTCAGCCATTTTGGTTATGCCGTCTCTGATTCGTTTGAGTGCTGTTGAACTTTCGCTGGAATAGCTTTCGATTAAACGTAACAGTCTTTCCATTTCGCCGTATGGATTCATTTGTTGTGGCGCTACAGCGGATGTTTTTGCTGCGTCAGTTGCAGGTTTTGCTGTTTGGGCAGCACTAGTACGATCAGCTTCAACTGGTGTTGCCATCATACCTTGCATTGCTGCATTATATGCTTGAGTAGCTTGTGCTGCTTTTAGTAACTTTTCAGAATCTACTTTCGATGCAAAGTTGTTTAGTACTTTAATTACACTTTCAGTTTGATCTTCTTTACCTGTGAATGCATCCCACATTCTTCCAAAACGAGTATCTGTGGTTAGATCGCCAAAGTCTTTTAGTGCAGATGTAAGTGCATTAAATGCTGTAGATAGTTTTACAATTGGATCTACCGGAATAGAAATTATCTTTTGTGTAAGCTCATCGATGTATGCAGTTGTAGTTGGAAGTATTGCACCCTGAGTGTTAAGCCCAGTAATAATCTTTAAGAATGTTCCCAACTTGTTATTAACAATTTCAACAAACTGTACCTTAAGTTTTGTGATTACATCAAACAATGCAGTTAAGTTTGGATTAAATTCCTTTAGTCCTGCACTAATATTTGCAACGGAAACACCATTGAAATCTTTTAATGCAAGGCCAACTGCTTTAATGTGTTCAGGATCCATGGCCATTGCTGCCATACCAGCAGCATCCATGTCCTCGATAGCTTTTTGACCTTTATCTGCAACAGCTTGCTCGGCTTCTGGACTGCCAAACCAAGTATTCCAGTTTTGATACATACCTAAAGCTAGAGCGCCTGCTCCGCCAATAGCACCACCAATTACTGCTCCTGGTACTGCACCAACACCGCCAAATGGAGTTCCGATCATTGCACCTAAACTGGCGCCGCCTGCTACCATAGCCGCAGTATCTACTGCTGCTGCTGTTTTATTGTGACCACGTTCTGCTAGTTCGTTTGCAGCAACGCCTCCAAGCAGACTAGTACCGATACCTATTATACTTGCTTTACCAAGAATTCTACTTAAGATTCCGCCTTTCTTACCGCCTTTGCTATCACCTCCGCCGCCAACTGGGCCGCCGCCTCCAATGCCGAGACCAGCGGCTGCTGCTTGAACTTGTCCTGCTACTCTACGAATTACTGCCGCTAATGTATTACCAGCTGAACTTACTGCACTAGCTGCTGATGTGCCTGCTCCTGTAATTTGTCTAGCGGCAAGTGCAGATACAGCTGATAGTACAAATGTTTTTGCAACTGCGGCTCCCATTAAAAC